CTGCCGGTGGTGTTGGCGTAGCCAGCGTAGTGCCCGATGGCGGTCTGACTGCCGGTGGTGTTGGCGTAGCCAGCGTAGTGCCCGATGGCGGTCTGACTGCCGGTGGTGTTGGCGTAGCCAGCGTAGTGCCCGATGGCGGTCTGACTGCCGGTGGTGTTGGCGTAGCCAGCGTAGTACCCGATGGCAACGTTCGTATCCACCGTGGTAGCCACCATGACGCCACCGCCAAGCCCCACACTTCGCAGGTTCGGCCCCTTGCGCACGATGCCGTGGATGTCGGTCACAGCGTCACGGTGCGTCTGGTCAACGGGAGCGGCCCACGAGCGCACACCGGCGGTCGTGGAGGCGAGCACCAGGCCGCTAGAGGCGGGATTGCCGAGCGCGGCCTCCTTGCCGTCCAGCGCACCCTGCAAGCCGTCTACCTGCTCGATAGCCGCGATAGGGCGTTCAGCAATCATGCGGATACCTCCTTCGAGGTCAGTGTGCGGGAGCGGTCACCGGACAGAGGGCGGCCCCGGCGCCTGGAGGGAGGACAGGAGCCGGGGCCAGGGGAGAGGGAGCGGCGGGGGAGCCGCGGGCCTCACACTTCGGTGAAGTCGCGTCCGTAGACGAGGACGCGCGGCGTCACGCTTTTGGGGAGGCGGACAGGTCGTAGATGCCCGCAGCGCCGAGGCCGATCATCGCGCCCTGCACGCCCGCCTGGTACACGCCCATGTCGCCGAGGTAGAAGTTGGCGACGTTGAGCGCCACGCCCACGACGATAGCGGCGACGAGCGACCACTTGCCGGTCACGCCAAGTTGCTTGAGCAGGTTCACCACGGCGACGACGCCGGGCACGCTCGCGATCATTGCGATGTAGTCCATGACACCCTCCTAGATCTCGGTCTTCTCCGGCTTCGGTCCTCCGAGCGGTCGCCGGTTCTCACAATGCGGGCCGTTCCAGCACCCGTACTGATCCACTTGCAGCTCCAGGTTCCGTATCTTGTCGCGCAGGTCGTTCACGGCGAGCTGGAGCCCGTCCACGCGCCGGTCCAGCTCCGCGATACGCATGTCCTTGAGCCGGATGATGCGGTCGGCCTCGAGGTCGTCAGCGGCGTCCTGCTCGCGGTTGTCCTTGCGCCACTGCACACGCACCGCCGCGAGCGTCGCCACGACACCCGCGATACCCGAGAACAAGGCGATGGCGGCGGTCATGATCTCGCTCACCGCTCCTACTCCACCATCTCGATGATCTGCCTGGCGTGTGCGGCCACCCCTGCCGTGTCGATGTCGCACGACGCAGCGGGGAGCGGGGCGGGCCACTTGCCCTCGCGCACCACGCCGATCGAGGCGACGGTCCCCGCGCTCGTCGGAACGCCCTTGAACGCGATCAGCTCCGCGTCGGTCTTCACCCACTCGGCGAGCTCCTCGGCCTTGTTCGGGCCGGGCTCCTTACGCGCGTGCGTCTTGGCGACGTATGCGCTTCCGGTCACCACCTCGATGACGGCGGGATCGATCAGGCCGAGCGCCCGGCACTTCGCTCGCAGCCTGGCCAGCGCAGCGGTGCTCGTGGCCACGACGGTGATCTCATAACAGTCAAGCATGTCGGTCTCCTCCTCGCCTGGCAGTGCGGCCATGATGGCCCTCGCGCACTCGGTGATATGGGCGCGGATCCACGCCGCGTCGGTCGCGTTGGTGAGGTAGCCGTGTTCGGCCACCATGCAGGCGCGGTTCCCGACTGCGAGCGCATGCCGGAAGCCGTAGTAGTCGCGCAGGTTCTCGGTGTAGTTGTCCGCCTTGAATCCGTGCGGCCATCCGTGAGCGGCGTACGCGGCCTTCCACCGCTTCGCGAACGCCTCGCCCTCCGGCGTCTGGTAGCCGACCGATGCTCCGCTCATAGCCCTGTTCGTTGAGCCGTCGCAGTGGAGCGCGATGAATGCGTCGCCGCGATACCGGTAGTCCGGCTCGTCAGCGTCGATGACGCGCAGCTGCCACCCGGCCGGAGGGCCGATGCGTACCGCCTCCGCAGCGATCGCCGTGACGACCTCCTGCTCACCAGCGGTGCCGGTGTAGCCGGTCGTCCGGGGTACGTGGCCGCGCTGGATCACGAGCGTCTTCATCACGCGCCTCCTTCCGGCTTCAGGATGCGCCGCGCGTCACTTACGCTTCGCAAGCCGCGCCAGGGCGATGTCGAGGCGGTACGGCTCGTTGTCGAGGGTCAGCGTCGCTATCTCGTCCCCGGCGCACTCAAGCCGCCTGACGATGCAATCCACGTGTCCCTGCTCAAGCCCCATCACGCGCACTATCTCGCCCGGACGGACGCTCGGCAGGTACGCGGGGACACCTGTGGCGGTGTAGAGGTAGCGCGTCGTGGCGCTGCCCTTCACCTGTGCGCGGCCCTTCTCGGTGAGCGCGAGCTGCCCGATGGTGGTCGCCGTGGCCTCGGATGAGGTCTGCGCGGTGATCTCGCCGTAGCGGGTGATGCCCAGGCGCACGAGCGGGTGGTCGGGGTCGGTGTCGGTCACGTCCGTGTGCGTGGGCCTGCCGTCGGCTGTCTCGTAGTTGACGCGCATGACGCTCACAAGCTCGTCGAGCGCGGCTTCCTCGATGTCCACGCTCTCGGCCTCGTCCACCTTGAGGATGTAGTCGGGCGTGGTGGAGCGGGGCGACCAATGCGGCACGCAGTACGGGATGCCGCCGACGTGCTCGACGTACCAGCCGAGGTCGTAGGCGGCGTGCTTGGAAAGCTCGTCGAACTTGCTGTTCGCGTCGCATGAATCGAACACGAGCGGCTCGATGGTGGTGGATTCGCTCTCTATCCACGCCCGGTACGCGTCCCCGGCGGGGAGCCACATGCTGTCAATCTCGTTGTCGATGATGTGCTCGGCCACGCTTGATGTGTCCACCGTGGCGAGGTCGGTGCCGTAGAGCACGCCGTTGGACACGGTGACGTACTTGTCCATGCGCGACGGCGTGGAGGGAGTGACGTCGACGTGGCACATGATCGCAAAGCCGTACGCGCCACCGAGGTCTGCGGTCTGCGATGAGGCGGTGCCGGTCGCGGTCTGGTTGTAGACTAGCGAACCGAAGCCGGACGGGGCCGTGGAAGCGTATATCCTGAGAGACACGTCGGCGTGGTTCACGTAGCCGTCGAACTCCAGACGGTCGAGCGGCACGTCGCCCCAATACCACACCGACACGCGGTCGCCTGCATCACATGTCGTGCCGGGAGACTGCGACATCATGATCGTCCCGCCGCTCACCGACGTGGAAAACGCGGCCGAGTTCTGCGCCGCATCCCGCCGCTCGGTCAGCTCCGAGGGCCAATCCGTCTTGGCGTAGATGCGCTTGTCGAGGTTGAGCGTCCCGCACCAGCCCCACCCCTGCGCCTGGAGCGGGTCGTCGCGCGAGGGGCGACGCTTGACGATGCCCTGCCACGCGATGCCGCTCTCGCCGTGGATGCGCAGACGTGCGCCGAGCAGGTCGCGGAAGTCCTCCGGGTACCACTCGACGGGCACCTCGGCGGCTTCGTAGCCGTGAGCGGCGAGCGAGGACGAGAAGCGCGGCGCTCCATCGGTGCGGATGCGGTACTCGCTGCGGCCTTGAGGCTTGACTGTGACGATCACGGTGGCCTCCTTAGCCGGTCGCGGTCAGGTAGCGCTTCCTGATGCGGTACGAGAGCGCGGTCATGCCCGCCACCGCCACGTCGCCCTGGAGCACGCCGAACACCACGCGGTTGGTGACGCCCGGCTTGAGGCGCAGCGGCTTGTTGATGGTGCAATCCTCGAACACGCTCGGCCCGATGCCGTCAGCGTCAGCGACGTACGGTGTGTCGGTCCCAGCGTCGTAGTACAACCCGAGCGGCCCCGAGGAATCGAGGCGGTAGGCGATGCAGGCGAAGTCGGCGGGGATGCGCTGCACGTAGTCGAGGTTCACGGTCTTGGACGATTCGCTGCACGCGGCGAGGATGGGGTTTGTCGTCTCGAAGTCGAGTGACTGTGTGCCGCTCACCTCGAAATAGAGGTCGTCGCCTGCCGATTCGCCGCTACCGTGCGTCGTGGTGAGCGCACCGTCGGCGTAATCGCCGTTGGAGTAGGAGAAGCCGAGCGTGTAGGGCTGCGCCCACATCTCATTGACCACGGTAAGGGTGAAGTACCACGTCTTTCCCGACGTGCATTTCACGGGCGCAGGGAGGTCCACGGCGTATGTGCCGACTGCCAGCCCCAGGTCCATCACCTGGGATTGAATCCACCCGTTGTGGTCAAAGAGCCCAAGCGTGATGGAAAGCACGCCATCTACGGCGGTCGTCTCGGCGATGGAGTACTTGATCTTGTCGATGTAGCCCGTCCACGTCGGGAACGTCTGCTTGAGCATCATCTGCTCGGACGATGTGCCTGTCTCCGACGAGATGATGAGCGAACCGTCGGATACGCTGTTCCCCTCGGACGCATCAGCGAACCCGCTGCCGGTGTCGATGTCCGGCAACGCTCCGGCTGGTATCTGCACGGTGCCGAGTTCGATGCCGGTCAGGTCGGTGGCAGCGAGCGTGACTTCCTGCTCGTCCACGCTCGTGGACACAGCGATGGCGCTGCCGCTCGTCGTGGTGCGTGCGGCGACCGTCACGCTGCTGGCAGCGGTAGCGTCGGTATCGAATCTGCCGATGAGGATGTGACGGCCCTCGTTGGCGATGCTGTCTCGGGTCGGTGCCGTCCAATGCTCGGAGAGCGTGCTGTCGAGGCCGGTCGAATCTAGCTTTCTGCCACCGTAGGCGTTCGCATCGTCGGTGCCTTCACCGAGTGCGGCATAGTCGTCGCGGTAGTTGTAGTCGCTGGACGGGTCAGGCTTCACGCCCACGAACAGGCCGGTACCTTCGACGGCGGGGACAACGCGCATGGAGAGAAGCGCGTCCACCTCGCCGCCGGGGTCGGGGATGTCGATGTGGCCGGGCACGTTGTTGATCGACGCGTTGCCCGAGGCGTCCACCTCGTCGCCCCAAGGCGCGAGCCAATACGGGTCGGTCGTAAGCGTGACGGTGAGCTCGGCCTCGAAGGAGACGCGATCGAGCATGTCGACCTCGCGCTCGGTCACCGATGCCTCACGGATCCTGCACGAGAGCAGGTCGCCGGAGGTGGACGGCCGGAAGTACAACGTCTTGCCCCGCACGCACTCGCGCCGGAGCGCGGCGATGTTCGAGGACAGGTCGCTCGCGCTGTCCCCCGTCACGGTCACGTCGAATCGGCGCACAGCGGGGTGGTGGCCGCCGAAGCCGTCCGGGGCCGGTTCCGGGAAGGACATGTACGTGACGGTGCAGTTGGTGCTGCCCGTGCCGTCCTCGAGGACGAGCGAGCCTGCCTGGAGGTGGTATCCCGCGAGGAGTGCCATGTCACGCTCCCATGAGTTGACTGCTGCGGACGACGCGCTGGAGCGCGCGCTCGACCTCGGCAGCGATGGACGTGGGCGAGGCGCTGGAGCCGCTGACGCTGATCTGGACGGCGCCGGGCGCGATGGTGACGGAGTTGCTGGACACGCCGAGGCGGTCGCCGAGCTGCGCGTACAGGTCGAGGGAGCGGGAGCGGAACGAGGGCTCGGTCGTGATGACGTACTCGGGGTGGCGGTTCTCGGCGAGCCACGAGAGCGTAGGGCTCGTCACGACGCCGCCCGCGGCGTTCTGCGACGGTGACTTCCCGGACACGTAACCAGCAGCGCCGCCGACTTGCTGCGCTGCGTAGATGCCGGAGCCAATGGGGCCGGCGTACGCCCACCATGGTTTATGCTTGCCGGATTCGATCATGTACTCGGTGAGGCTGTCGACCTCTCCCGCAAGCTGCCCGAGCGCCTCGGCGTTCTTCTTCACGGCCGGGATCTGGTTGATGAGGTTGCCGGTGGCGACGCCGACGGCCGCTGCGAGGCCTACGTAGCCGAGCTTCGCAGCGCCGGTTGCTGATGCGATGTTCTTGAGCGGACCGACGCCAGCCATGTCCGCGGCAGTGGCAGCCTGCCGCTTCGCGATGTACGTGCCGATTGCGCTCGCGATCTTGCCGTACGCCTCTACTCCGCTACCGACGGCGGTGACGATGCGTCCCGTGACCGAGAGCACGGGACCAGCAGCCGCAGCGATCGCGACCCACTGTATGATCTGCTGCTGCTGCTCCTTGTCGAGTGCGGAGAACGCTTCAGCCTGACGCTTCGCCCATTCGAGGATTGGGCGCGCGGCGTCCACAGCGTCCATGAGCGCCGGGGCGAGTGCTTCCCCGAACTCCAACGCCACGTCCGATACCTGGTTTCGGAGTATCTTGAGCTGTGATTCCGTCGTCTCGTACCGCTGCTCTGCCTCTTTCGTAAGGGCGGTATTCTCACGCCATGCGTTCGACGAGATCCTTACGGCATCGGTCATCATGTCGGATGCCCCGGCAGCGCGCAGCAACGCGTCACGCTGGCGGACCTCGGTTATCTCGAGATCCTCGAGCAGTTGGAGCGTTGATGTACCCTGCTCCTCCGCGCTGGCGAGACCCTCAACGAACAGAAGCAGTGCCGCAGTCGCATCTTCCTCCCACGCGGTCGAGAACCGCTCGGAACTCATGCCCGCGATCTTCGCGAACTGCTCAAGCTTGTCGCCGCCTGTGGCTACCTGCCGGGCGATCTCTATCATCGTCTTTGAGATCGCCGACCCGCCGGCCTCTGCCTCGATGCCGACCGACGATAGCGATGCGGCGAGCGCAAGTATCTCGTCCTCGGTCATGCCGACCTGCGACCCGGCTCCTGCGATACGCATCGACATCTCGACGATCTTTGATTCGGTGGTCGCCATGTTGTTGCCGAGAGCGACGACTGCCGAGCCGAGATTCGAGAACTCGTCCTGGCTCATACCGGTGACGTTGGCGAGCTGCGCGAGCGATGTCGCCGCGTCATTCGCGGACAGGTCGGTCGCTTCACCGAGGTCGATCATCACGCGCGTGAAGCTGAGTATACTGTCGGTCTGGATACCGAGTTGTCCGGCCGCCTCTGCCACTCCCGCAATCTCCTCGCGCGTCGCGGGGAGCTCCATCGCCATCTCGCGGATGCCGACGCGGAGCTCGGAGAGCTGTTCGTCTGTGGCATCGACCGTCTTGATGACGCCTGCGAAGGCGCTCTCGAAGTCGATGGCGGCGGATGTCATGGCAGAACCAGCCGCTATGATCGGTGCCGTGACACCTACCGTGAGCGCGTCGCCGGTACGCGACATGCTGTTACCGAGCCCCTGGATTGCCCTGCCGACACGCCCGGTCTTGGCCTCGATGTCAGACGCCCACCGATCCCACTTCACGGAGGAGCGCGCAAGGGCCATCGCCTGCGAGTTGTCTGCGAGCTCGAACTTCTTCTGGAATCTGTCGAGCGCGCGCTCGGCTTGCCTGGTGCCCTTGTCGTCATAGGTGGACTGTATGGAGAGCTTGACGGTACCGCGGCGGGCCATCAGCGGCCTCCTTCGATCTCCTGGGCCGCCGCGTCAACAGCGTCCTCGATAGTGCGAATCCACTCGTCCTCGCGTTGGTCATACGCGGCCCAGAGGATGCGGCCGGGGGGGCCGTAGATGCGGTCGAGCGTCTGGCCGAGCTTCTTGCCGGAATGGTCCTCTGACGCGAACTCGCTCATCGCCATCGCCCTGCCAGCGCGACCGCCGGGAGTGCGGACCTGTACGGCCCAGTCGCGCTCCTTGATCTGGTAGCCGGTCATCCGCGCCTTCTTCCAGAGCCCGGACGGGTGCTTCTGCACGCGCCCCTCTGCCGCGCTCGCCACCTCTTGCGCGAAGCCCCAGGAACTGATGCGCACCTTCTCTTTCACGGTGTCCGGGGCGGCACGGTAGGCATTACGGAGGCGAGCGAGCTGCTGCCTGTCGAGGCTGATGGTGTGTCCGTAGAGGGCCATGACTGCATGGTGCGGCCGGTGTCACTAGACGGTGATAGGAGCCCGAAGGCTCCTATCCGTACCGCTTCTTCGCCTCTGCCACAGCGGCCTCACGTCGCCGCTTTGCAGCTGCTGCCTCTGCCGCATCGAAGCGCTGCCGTTGAATCAGGAACATCGCGTTCAGTGCGTCTGGCCAGCACCTGCTCACGCCCGCCAGGTCGAGTAAGTGGCCTATCGGCTGACCCGTCTCGATTGCGAGCGTGGCGACGCTCATGGCAAAGGGTCGACTTCGCTGTCGCTCCCGTCAGCGTCCGCAGGCGTGCGCGGATTGCCGTCGGCGTCGTAAGAGCCCTTTGTGTCCGGCTCCCACTCCATCATCCATTCGATCATCGCGAGGTTGTACGCCTCCGGTTCGAGGTCGCCCTTCGCCACGGACATGATGGTGTCTGGATGGATGGCACCGAACACCGCTGCATAGAAGCCGGTGATCGGGTCGTACTCGAGTGCTGACGCGAGCTTCTGCCTGGCGATGACAGTGACCGCAGGTGGTATCGTCGTCAGCCGCTCCTCGCCGGTCTCGATGTTCGTGACCTTGAAGTAGTCGCGCTCCATTCTCGTCCTCCCTCGTCAGTGCTAGTACGATGCGACGCTGTTGGTGAGCGTGATCCGCACGGGGCCATCCCAGCCGCTCGGGGTGTAGCAGACGCCGCCGAGCTCCACTTCGGCCTCCGTGCCACCAGAGGCGGCGGGAATCGCGTATGGCATGAAGCCGATCCGCTGCGCCTCGATCTTGAGCGTGTTGGTGACAGACTTGAATGTGAGATCGATCGAGCCGTAGAGGTCGGTACCGGCCTGGATCGCCGCGACGATGGCCTCCCACTCGGTAAGGTCCGCAGGCTTGATGGTGAGGCCGCAGGTCGCGTCGTGCGTGTTGTCCGAGATGCTGGTGGCCTCGAGGGTGCCGGAGCAGAAGTCGGCGGAGATAGCGTTGGTGAGCTCGACGAACCCGCCCTTCATACAGCGGGCCGCGACCGAGGTGCCGTCGAGGTCCATCTTGAATGTGCCACCGACCGGCCTGAAGTACGTCGACGCGTTGGTCTCGTCGGTGGTCGCGGAGATCGAGGCTGGCGATGAGTAGACCGTGCCCACGCCGTCGACCGCGACGACGAGAGGCGCGTTCTCTTCCCACGACAGGCGCAGACTTGAGATCTTGCCGTCGCGCACCGCGTGGATGTCGCCGCCGTCACTGTACTCCTTGAATACCGAGATCCCGGCCGGGAGCGGACGTGCGTGGTTGAACACGTGCGAGTACGGAGCCGCGGTACCGGTCGTGGCGCACTCGCCGAGCGCGTGCTTGAGCAGGAGGCCGATGCTGCCCTCGTAGGCGCGGGTGGTGAAGTCGAACGGCCACTCCACGCGCCGCAGCTCGCGGCCGCCCTTCGTGGCGCTGCCGGAAGTGAGCGGCGCATCATCGAAGGCGGGGTTGGCGGGGATGTCGCCGCTCTCGACGCCGAACAGGTACGTCGGGTTGGTCTCGAGCGTGCCGGCGGCCGACTGCGATGCAACGCCGAACCGGATGCTTGAGGTGTCGATTCCGCTCATGTGCTACTCCTTCGGCTTCGAGGCGCCGCGCTTGGCGATGCCCTGCTTGACCAGACTTTCCAGGGCGCGGACCTCAGCCGCGTCCTTCGGCTTCACCACGCCAGGCTCGTACTCGTACGCGTCATCACCACGGGTGATACGCACGGCGCGAACGATCGTGTATGCGGTCCTCGTCTTCATCGCTGCCATCGTGTCCCTCCTGTCACTCACACCGATGTCGCTCTCACGGTCACGGTCGCTGTGATCCCGACCGCGACGGTCTTCTCCGTGTAGCCGTCCTCCATGTCCACGGCGCTCACCGCCGCGAAGTCACAGACGCCTCCGAGGGTGCGGTCGGCCGCCAGCGCGGTCTCGAGCGCGCCCAGGAGCACGACGGCGCGGTCGCGCGTGCTCTCCGCGGTGCCGCCGCTCTTCTCGACCCAGATGAAGACCGGCACCTCCATCTGCTCGTCGCGGGAGCAGGCTCCGGTCATGTACTCGCTCGTGTCCACGCGCCCCGCGATGCCGACCCACACGTCCTCGGCCCTGCGGCCGCCCACGGGGTAGCCGAGGCTCACGCGGCAGGCGGGGGACTGTGCGGCGATGGCGGCGTAGAGGGCGTCCTGGACGTCGGGCAGCTTCGTGTTCATCAGCCGATCACCACTCCCGCGTGGCCGTAGTCAGCGGCGACCGCATCCACCTCGAGGAGCCCGGTCTTGCCGCCGGGGGTGGCGTGCGAGATGCGGATGAAGCCGACGTCGGTGCTCTCGCTCGTGGCGTTCCCGCGCAGGTTGTCGGGGATGACCTTGTGCTGCGCCAGGAGGATGACGGCTTCCTTCACCGGCTCGGGGATGGACGTCTTGCCGTAGGTGTAGGTCACGGAGATGAGCGCGTCTTCAGTCCAGCCGGCCGAACGCTTCACGAGCCCGTGCGGGTGGATGACGAGCGCGGCGAGCTCCGTCGCGGTGAGGGCGGTGCCGTCGATGCTCACGGACGAGACAGCGCGGATGTCGTGGTTGTGGAGGGTGAGGTACTGATAGCCGTCACCGATGTGCGTCTCGGTCGCGGTCCGCTCCACCCATGCACAGCGGGCAGCGGTCTCGAAGCGGGTCTCGGCCCAGGAGCGGGCCGCGATGACCTCCAGGTCAGTGAAGTCGGTCTCGGACGAGAACTGATCGTTGCTGGCGCGGAACTCCGCGACGGTGAAATAATGCCCCTCGTCGGTATCCTCGGGGATCGGCGTGAGCTCGAGTGTCATGCGGCGCCTCCTTCATCTGGCACCGCTATCGTGGAGGTGGTGTCACCGAAACGCCCCCGCCGGACCGGTATCCAGCGGGGGCGCCAAGATACTCGCCTTTCTGGTGCGAAGCGGGCCGCCCACACAGCGCGGGCGGCCCACCGCACTCGGTTACTGCTTCCGCGCCCGCTTGCCGCCGGGCACCGCCTTGTTGACGACGGCCTTCTCGGCCTGGGCCTTCTCGGCCGCTTTCTCGCTCTTGGGATCAGCGACCTCGATAACCCATCCGGATGCCAGGAACGCAGCACGCTCGCTGGATGTCAGCCCGCTTACCGGGGCACCCGCTTCGATGTGCTCACCGTTCACGGACATAGCCCGTTGTGCCACAAGCATCACACATCAGCCTCCATCACTAGGCGGTCAGGGCGTCGAGCATGGCCGCGAAGCTCTCGGCGTGACGGACTGCGATGTCAGCGTCCTGGAGGGCGACGACGCGCACCGTGCCGGAGGTCGAGCCGGTGTAGGGGTCGACGAGGATGTCGGTTGTGCCCCACTGCCCGATGATGAGATCAGCCCAGTTGCCGAAGAAGATCGCCGAGCACACGCTCGTGCTGGTGCCCTTCGTGAGCGTCGAGCTGACCTGGTTCGAGACATGCGCCTTGTAGCCGTTGAGCGGGTACTCGCCGCCGTCCCAGACCATCCGATCACCGTACGTGGCGGTGACGAGGGTCTTCTTCAGCACGCCGCGCACCTTCGCGTTGGTCATGTACCCAAGCGAACCAAGATCGGCGTTATCGACTGCCACGGCGGTCTCGAGATCGATGATGTCATCCCAGTCGGGCGCGGCGCCGTTGTCGCCACCGGCCACCGAGCCGATGCCGGATGTCGCGGCGATGCCGGTCGGCTGGTTGTCAGCGCCGGTGCCGTGGAGCGCGGCCAGATCGAGACCGAGCGCGCATACGGTCGCAAGATCGCTGCGGACGAAGTTTTCCACGTCGATCGAGGACTGCTTGAGCAGCTTCCGGCTGATGTCGGTATAAGCGCCGCCAGTATGCGGGGTGAGCGACACCTGTGCGGCCGTCTGCGCGCTCTCGGTGGGCGCACCGGACTCCGCGACCCAGTAGTACGTGGCGCCGCCGGACTGCTTCGGGATCGCCACATCGCCCACAAGCCCGCCGAGGATCGTCGCTCCGGCCTGCTTGACCATCATGCGGTTGCGCAGCATCTCGATGAAGCTCTGCGACCGCAGCTCGGTGTCCACGAAGTAGCCACCAGCGCTGTCGGTTCCAGCGGTCAGGTCACGCTTCTGACGCTGGACATCGAGCGGCATGAAGAAGCCCTCGGGCGATCGGCCAAGCTGGCGAGCCACGGCCTCGGAGGCTTCGCGTTCGAGCTCCGCGCCGCGCCAGTCACCGGTCGCAGCCGCGTTGATCGCGCGCACCAGCGAGTAGGCGCGGACCTCCTTCTCGTCCATGCCGAGAAGGTTCGGGTTGCTCGGCAGATCGCGCTTTGCGAAGCGCTTTTCCGCCTGATCGATCTCGTCGGTGCGATCGAGGACGCTCTTGCACCGCTCCGCCTCGGCGGTCGCGGCCCGGAAGTCCTTCTCGAGCGAATCGAGATCCGCGTCATCGGATGCGGTCCGGATCGCTTCGACGGTCTCAGCCACGCGCTGCGCGGCCTCGTTGTAACGCTTGATGTCTTCCTGCTTGTTCATTGCAGAGTCCTTTCCGTGAATGTGTTGATGGCGCTCTCACCTTCCAGCAGCAGAAGCCGCTGTTTACGAGAGCCCTCTGTCGAGCGACCCTCATCACCACCGACGCCCTCTGTCGAGCGACTGTCGGATGCCTCACGGCCCGCATCGGCGCGACCGGTCAGCGTGGCTTCGTAGATCGAACGGAGCGCCGCCTCTGTTTGCGAGTACGCGCCGAGCGGCGCGACGCAAACGTCCAGGAGGCGGGCCACCTTCGTGATCGTGTAGAGATTGACCTCGCGGTCTTCCTCGTCGGTGTAGACGTGGCGATCCTCGCTCTCGATGTAGAACGCGAAGCTCATCTGGTCGACGGTTCCGCGGTCCATCTTCGGCGCGAGGCGTTGCACGTCCCAGTCGTCTAGCGGGAGTTTCGCGTACACCCGCAACCCGTGGGCGTCCACCGACAGCTCCATGCCACCAGGGCCGCTGCGCCCATTGCGGGCCATAGCCGACGCGGACTCGTGAACGTAGTTGAGGTGGCAGTCGTCGTCCAGCACGTCGTCGAACGCGCCGGGGGCGATCTGCTCCATGAGCACGTACCGCTTGCCCTCGTAAAGCGTGGTCGGCTGGTCGAACACCGCCGGATAGCCGGTGAGCACGCGGTACTCGTCAGCGGCTCCCGGCTCCCCAGGGACGCGCCACTCGATCTCCGCGTTCTCGCGCACGCGCGTGCGCATGTCACCGCAGAGGACGGCGCGGATGTTCTCGATACCAAGTTCGTCGAAGTCGCGGCGCATCAGATGCTCCTTACTTAGTCGTCGTCTGATTGAACGACGGGTGTCACCGGATTCGGCGCACCGCCGACGGGCGTGATCTGCGGGATCTTGCCGATGCCGTTCGGCAGCTCGGCGCGACCGCGCTCGACGCGCCATTCGTCGACGAGCAGGCGGCCGTCCTGGATCTGCTGATGCGCGATCGCGTCCTCGCTCCGCAGGTCGCCACGGACGACATCGGAGACGTCGAACGCCGCGAAGATGTCACCGGGACCGAACAAGTCGCCGTCGGCATTGAGCGCGCTTTCGATGCGTGCGAGGCGCGGGCCGAGACCGTGATAGAGCCACCGCTGCATCTCGTGCTCCGGCGAGTTAGCACCCCGGTGTGTGAAACTCGGTAGCAGCAGCCACGCGGGGACGTTCGTGATGAGCGCGATCTCGTTCACGGTGAGGTTCATCGTCTCGACGAACTGGGCATCGCCCTGCGTCATGCCGATGGGCGTGATCTTCGCGCCGTTACCCACGACCTTCGTCGTGCCTGCGCGGTCGGAGCCCGCGTGACGCCCGTCGAACCGCTCGCGCCAGGCGTCCGCCTCCTCCGGCTTCACGCCAGGCGGGAACTCGATCGCGAGGCCGCCAGTCACGCCGTTAGCCAGGAGCGCGCTCTGCCGCTTCTGCTGCGCGATGCCGATGCCGAGTGTGCGGGCGAACATCTGCACAGGTGTCGGCGCGACGATCTCGCCGATGCCGCCGCGCCCGCGGATGTGCAGGATCGTCTCCTCGCCGACATCGAGGCCGCCGCGCCCGCTGACTTCCGGCGGGAGCGGGTACTCGTCTTGGAAGCTGACGCGGAACCGCTTGCTGCCATCGGCCGCCCGGTACGCGCCGACCTGATCGGGATGCAGAGCGGTGAGCGCGACCACCTTCCCGCCAGCCTTCGTCTTCCAGACGTACGTGTTGTTGCGGTACTCGAGCGAGAGCTCAAGGGTATGCCAGAACGTGAAGTGGTCCTGCGGCCCCGGCGAGAGCTTGAGGAGCCGGTACTGCCACACATCCGTGACCGGGACGCGCGCGGGTGTGGCGTCGCGCCATACGCGCATCTTGAGTTGCGCCACCGCCTCCGCGGCGATCTCGGCAGCGGCGTAGAACGCAGGGACCGACGGTGCGGTGGCGTTGGTGGCGTATTCGCCGTCATCACCGACGACAAGGGCGTGGCGCGCGGCGATGAGGTCAGTGAGGACGGTTCGAGTTGCTGCCGGGGATACCCGGCGCGAAGTGAAGCCCATCAGCCCCTCCCGTCAGTGATCCAGACCCCGTACGCGACAAGCAAAAGCCCCGCGCATATGAGGGCCGGTCCTACGCTGAACGTGAGCGCCATGCCGACAGACAGTACGGTGGCACCAACGACGAGCGCGATGTCTTCGGCGTGCGATGCGAGCTTGTGCATGTGCTGATGCTCCTATCGTCTCGTGAATCGTCTACTACCCGTCACTCACCAGGACATGACCCACGCGTCAGGGGCGGCGTCCTGGGTCTCCAGCGCATAGAGCGCGAGCGCCCCGGCGATCGCCGCGTCGATGCGCTGCTTGTTCGCGCCCTTCCCCTCGCTGCCGTACCGCTCGCCGTGCTGCCCGCGGTCGAGGAGTACGGCGTTCCCGAGGTGCTCGGCGAGCTTCGGGCAGCCGCCCAGGTGCGCGTCGCCGCCCCGGACCGCGTTCTGCATGAGCGATGTCGCGGGACACATCGCGGCGTTCGTCTGCGGCACGGCAACAAGCGGCACGCCGTAGCTCTGGTCGAGATGCTGGGCCATGAGCAGCAAGCGCGCGGGGTCGATGACGATGAGCGGGCGGTGCTTCGCGTAGAGCTCGGCGATGAGCTGCTCGATCTGCACGAGGTCGTAGAAGCCGGTGTCCTCCGGCGGCGTGTCGAATACCCACTCGCGGAAGTGCGGCTTGCCGTCGCGTATCTGCGCGGCGATGAGCGCGAACGCGTCACCGGACTGTGCGCCGTCGATACCGAGCGCGAACGGCTGCTCGAAGTCGAACTCCGACGGCTGCTTCACGCAGCGCGCTATCTGCTTCGGGGTGAGCGCCTTCGACGCGTCGCCGGTGAGCGGGAAGCGGTTACAGTGGTAGCGCTCGAAGCTGCGCCGGGGAAGTGCCTCGAACTGCGAGCGGAGCATGTCGTCGGTGATCCACGACGCCGGGTTCGCCTTGCGCCACACACGCGGGTCGGTGATGTCGTCGCTGTCCGATGCGCCGACCCAGTACACGTACGCGTCGTCCTGATCGCGCCACGCCTTCCTGTCCTCGCCGCCGCGCAGCATGTCCCACAACACGCCTTCGCGCTTCGGCCCGGCCGTGGTGATCGCGACGAGCAGAGCCTCCTCGCGCGCGACCATACCGGAGATCATCGCCTCGATGAGCGCGTGGCTCTTGTGGACGTGTACCTCGTCGACGGCGCAGAACGACGGGTGGAATCCCTGCGCGCTGTCCGCGTCGGCCGGGAGCGCCTTGAACACGCAGCCGGTCTCCTTCACCCAGATCTCGCGCTTGTAGATGTCGCACATAGCGGCCAGCCGCGGGTTCGCCTGGATCATGCGTTTCACGGTCTGGAAGATGATGTTCGCCTGTCGCTCATTGGACGCGACGACGTAGCATTCACCTTCCTGTATCGCCTCGATGAACAGGTGGTGCATGACCATCAGCGAGAGCAGCTCGCTCTTGCCGCTCCACCGTGGGAGGCCGATCAGCGCGCGCTTGTACCGGCGACGGCCTTTGTGCATCGCGCCGTACAGCGGCTTGATGATGTGGTCCCACTGCCACGGCTCGAGCTCGAACGGCTTACCGGCCCAGCGGTCCTTCTTGTGGACGACGAAGCGGCGGCCGAAGTCGCGCACCACCTCCGCGCGCTCCAGGCCGGCTTTCGTGTAGCGTGCCATCACACATCGACCCGCAGCCCGAGGTCGGCGTGCAGGCCGGACAGCATGGACTCGCCGGCGATCTGCATCAGCCCGAGCCGCAGTCGAGAAGCGAGCGTCAGACCGTATTCGTTCGCGATACTCATGTATCGAGCTGACTGCTCCTTGTGGACCTTGAGCATCGGGTTGACCTTCGGCCCGAACGGAGTGTCGATCACCATCCCGTTAGATTCGATGTCCGCAGCCGCACGCCGAACATACGCGGCGGCCTGACACATCTCGACGATTGCCTCCATGTCCTCTTGTGTGGCGCCGCGCCGAGCGATGGCGTCCACCGCGACGATGTACAGGTCGCGCGTCTCGGCCGGCACGTATTCAGGGACGGTTATCGTCGTCGGCTGCGACGACGGCACGATCGCTGTCGTCTTCTGCTTACGACCGCGACCGCGGCTCTTGGCCACTGGATCAGGCTTAGGTGTGGGCATCTGTTTGCACTCCGAAGTAGCGGGATAGTCGGTCAGCGGCCTCGAGCGCGAACTCACGTGCGCGCCATGCGAGCGACGGTGGTAGCTCGCGGGAAAGGGAAACCATCGAGAGGATGACCACCTGCTCGTGCTCGATGGTCGCGGCCAGCTGCTCCTCGGCAGGAGCGGCAGTCGGCACCTCGAGAAGCGCGGCGCGGCGGTCCGGTGGGATAGCCGCGATGTCACTTTCACGCCGTCGCTGATGCCGCATACGGCAGGTGTTGTCGCAGTAGCGGCGCGTGCGCCCGGTCGCCGGCTGAACGATAGGCCGCCCACACGCGGCACAGTGCGTCGGCTTGATGGTCACGATGCCGCCTCGAGCCTGACGGCGTAGAACTCATCTGGCGTCATGGAGCCCTTTGCGAGATTGCACTCCCAGCACGCGCACGCAGTGTTGTCGTACGAATGCGACCCACCACGCGATAGCGGGATGATGTGGTCTAGCGTTGGGTAGAGAGGATTCGGCACGTAGTTATCCCACGCTCTGCTGATGTAGGCGTGTTCATCCGCTCTCCGGCCGCAGAGATAGCATGTGAAGTCATCGCGAGTTAAAACGATCATGGCGTCAACGTGCTGATACTCGACGTTGAACTTCCTAGCCCGCTCTCGGTGGTCCATGCCCCCGAGCCGGTGTCGCCTGTTTGCATTCGCGCATCTCTTTGAGCAGAAGCGGCTACGGGATTGATGAGTGGAGTAGTGCCTACCGCACTCATCGCAGACGCGCCATGCCTTCTGCTTTGGCGCGTTCTGTACGGCAGCCCGACAAGCAGCGGAGCAGTACTTCACCGAAGCGTGACCAGTGAGTGGTGACCCGCAAACCACACACGCGTGGCCGCTCACATCCACTCCGCTACGAGCGCGGTGCCTGCATGTCTCGGAGCAGTACTCTTTGGATCGTCCAGCTCCACCAACACGCTGCGCGATTATTCCGCCGCAGTACCTACAGCGGATCCGGTATGACTTCGCGCGCCCCTCCGCGATATAGAGGCACAGCTTGGAGCAGTAGAGCGCGTTGCTCCGGGCGCCTTCCATAGACTCACCGCAGGTCGGGCATACGCGTGTGTTGTCGCTACTGTCTCTCATTAGCCAACCATGCGATGGGTGTCACTCGTTTCCGCACAACCGGACACCGTTAACGCACTCGGACACTCGAAGTGTCACAGGATTGCGTTGGGGGTGGCAGCGGGGTCGCGGTGATCGCCTCACCGTGATTGCACCCCCCCCTACCTGCGCGCCGCCGTCTTCGCTTTATGGCACGGCACGCAGAGCACGCGCGCGTTCTCCACGGTGTTCGCATCGATCGGGTCGGCGAAGTGTCGCGCCTCGTTCACGTGGTCGCACTGCCACAGCGCGCCGTCCGCGTAGAGCGTTCCCTTGAGCGGCACGCCGCACGCCTCGCACCTGCCGCCTGCCAGCCTGTACCGCGCGGCCCGCACCCTGCGCCACGACGGGTGCTTGTACGCTGCACGCCACGGCTGCCGCTCCTGCCGCACGGCTTCGGACTGCTCGCGCTTCGGTCGGCACGAGCACGTCTGGTTGGCCGGGACGATGCGGTGGCAATGTGGGCAGATGTGGGCGAGCCTCACAGATCCCGCCACCCTTCGGACTCCAGCGCGCGCTCGTACTTCATCGGCACCGTCGCCAAGCACTCCCACCTGTCTGTGAAGCGGAAGTGGAGCCGCATCTGGTGCGCCTCGTGGTGGCAGTCTCGGCAGAGATCGATGACCGGTCCGTTGGTGCCGCCTTGCGAGCGCCTGACCACGTGGTGTCGCTCGATCGGGTACTGGCAGCAGTAAGCGCACCGCCCTGGTGTCAGAGACGGTGCGCCCATGAGTGCGTGCAGGTAGCGGTTCATGCCGCTAGTGTCAGGTGCGCGTCACTTTCCCTCGGTCCTGCGCGAGCCAGCGAGCGTGGGCGCGTGGATCACGGTCGCCTTGCGTTCGCCGCACTCACACACGAGCGGCTGCATCGCCTGCCACGTCGCGATCGCGCAGCTCACCTCGGTCACGTGGCCGCACTTGGGGCAGCGCGCCTCATACGTCGGCATCGCGCAACACCCTCTCGGCGCTGTCGTAGGCTTCCAGGAAGCGGCGGCGAATAACCGGCCCGAGCGTGATGCTCCCCGACTCCCCCTCAACGCGCAGGGTTACAACCATGCTCGGGTTGCCTCGCAGGAAGTAAGCAATATCACCAGTTGCCTCATGCTCTGCCAGCAGCGCGTCACGCTCGGCCTCGATTGCCCGTATCGCTTTCTCGTACTCGTTGTGCTCCTTGCACATCTGGCCCATGTAGTAGTTCGCCGCTGCGCTCGCGCTATCACGCTCGGCTTCCAGGCGTTCGATGTGGGTTGTTGGACACCACGGGAGGATGAAGCGGGATGGCACGCGCCAGTCGTACCGTTGCGCGTCCTGCACAACAGCGGGAGTCGTGGCATCACTCATCGGTGGCCTCCTTGTATTCATCAGGTTCGGCGATCCTGCATGGCTCATCAGGATCGTAGTTGCCTCGGCATTCGTCATCGTGACCATACTTCGGGCCGTAGTCGCAACGTTCACACAAGGGGCTGGATAGCTCGCGATCACTCATCGGTGGCCTCTTGTCGGATGGGGCATTTGTCGTACCCGTAGCTGTGGTGGTCGCTGTGACAGTTGAGGCAGAAGGATACGCTGCCATGACAGTCTCCAGGCTTGACGTTCTCCCCGCGCCGCTGTGGCCGGACGCACCAACACTCATGTTCGTTGTGACCGAAGTAGGTCATCTCGGGGGTGAAGTTGTCGCATGGCTGTTCGCCTTCTGTGAACGCGCTATGCGCGGTCATGGTCTGCCTCCTTCACAAGCGGGGCGAGTGGGCAGTCGGACAGGTGCGGCTGCGTGGGCGAGCCCGCCATGTGGCGCTCCTCGGCACAGAATGGGCAGCGCGGTTCATGCTCTGCTGCCTCTGCCGCGTCGAGCAGGGCGCGGATGGTGTCGTCGGTGAGGAGGGCGTGGAGCCTGTAGTGTGCCAAGAGAGATTCACGCCGATTGACGAAAGCAGGAGAGCAACTGCGAGAACTTTGCAGGCGTCTCGTCTCCACAAGAGCCGCCGCTTCCCGCTTCCCCTCCAACGCCGCTTCGAGGTCGGTCAGGATGCTCATAGTCCATGCTCCTTCCGGTAGGCTTGGAGGGCGGCTATAGCGTCGTCGATTGCGATGTAAGTATCGCGTGTCCACTCTTGGTGACGGGCCTCTGCCGCCTCGCACACGGCTTCCATGAGGGCGACATGCTCGGGGTCGAAGGTGGCGATGAAACGTGCGTCGTTGGTTTCCTGTTCATCGTTTCCATACCGCCACTTGCGGTCGTGGGTGCGGCAGATTGTCCTGTCTCCTGCCTTGACTGACTTGCTGGTTGCGATTCTCCACGACCCCGCTGTCGCCGCCTCGATGATGTCTCGGATGCTCATTCGGCTCCGGCCTCCTTGCTGTATCGGTTGAGCAGGTAGTCCAGGGATGCGTTGTCGTATCCGACCTCGAATGCGTAGTGGTCGACGAACAGCGCAGGCGACCTAAGCCCACTGAACTCCTGCGCCGGTGTCATGAACGTGACGGCGCGAGGCTCACCACCGAGGTGCTCCCATAGGTTGCGGAAGTAGCTCTCCTGTGCGCGCGAACTGATTACGATGATGGGAGTTTCTCCGGCCCGCGCGTGCTCGATAGCCTCTTGCATCATGCGTATAGTGCGTCCTGTCTGCCGTTTGCTCATTCCGCTTCCTCCATCATCCATGCCGCGCAGAAACACACATGCGGCCTCTCTGGTGTCGCACCAGGCTCGCACACTCCGCACACCGAACCGTCACACAGGACGGCGTATCCAGGAGTGCAATACTCGGGGTCGTAGCAGCCGCAGGGGGCAATATCGTCAGCCCCGCACCCGCACGGCTCATCCCCACCGACCAAAGCCGTGAATCCGGCAGCAAGCAGGTTCGCGGCAATCGCTCGTGTGTCGCTCATTCCGCTTCCTCCTGTTCTGTGGCGGCGATGGCGGCGACCATACGTGCATCAGCGTGTGACGTGAATACCGCCGGATACGTGATGGTGTGAACGCCTCCATTCCACTGTTCATGTGATGTGTGGAGTGCCAGCCACTCCGCTACCTTGCGCCACTTGTCGGCTTCGGCCTCGGCCTCGCGTGCGATGGTGGCGAGTTCGTGCGCTGCTACGAGCGCAACGTCTTTGCCGTCCCACTGAAGCAGCGTGTTCGCGTCGATAGCCGCCACCAACTCGTCTATGCGGTCACTCATGCTGGGCCACCGCCTTGATGCGCGCGATCGTCGGGCCGACCTCGGCCACCGTGTCGGCGTCAGCCATGAGCCCGAGCTGGCACGCCGCCAGGTCCGCCAGCGTCTCGATCAACTCCATGCGGTAGTCGGGCGCGAAGTGGAGTCCGATGCCGTCCCGCGCAAGGTCCGCGAGCGTGACGCTGCCCTTGTCGGGTATCGGCTCCTCGCCTGCGTCGACCTTCTGCTCGGGCGCGGTGTCCGGCATGACCGCCGGCGACCTCCACGGGTGGTCGGCCTTCGGCTTCCGCGCCATCTTGCTGTGGGCGCGGCCCCTGTGGACGCGTAGCCCCTGCTCGGTGTCGAACGTCCTGTCGCACTGATCGCACTTGTACTCGTTCACGTCTTCTCCCTCCTGGTGGCGCCCGTACGGTGACGGGCTCTCGAATCGCGACTCCACGGCCGCGAAGTAGTCGTCGATCGGTATCGCTCTCACGCCTCCTCCTCCTCCAGCGTCACGACCACGCGCGGGTTCGCCTTGTCGGTGCGGACCGGCTCATGGACGACGTGCCGGACGTGGCGCTGTCCATCGCCTTGCAGGATCCCCGCGGCCTGGAGCGCGTCGAGGATGAGCTTCACGCCGGACTGAACGTTGTCCACGTCGCGGCGCCGGTCGCGCTCGTACCATGCGCACGTCACCGTCACGGGGCGCGTGACCGGCTTGATGCGCGCCGCCTTCGCCGCCCACGCGATCGCCTCCTGCGTCTCACGCTTGCGCTTGTTCGCGGCGTAACGGTTGCCCCTGTCAGCGCGGGTGACCTCGTTGCGGCCCGGGAGCCTGCCGGGGATGGTGAACGTTTGGCGGCTCATCGCCCTCCCTCCAAAGATTCCCGCAATAAACTATTGCGTATGCGTTTGGGATACTGTATCGTGTGGGACATAGAAAGCACGGCACCACTACCAGGGAGGTCATCATGCGGAAGATTCACTGCGACGACGTAAACGGCCGGAAGTTTAGCCTGATGGTTGACGACGATGCGGTGGTCATCGACCAGGCGTGGATTGATCGCCAGAACGCCAACCGCGCGAAGGTCGGACGCGCTCCCATCGCCAAGTGGTCTGTCAAGGCGGTCTGACATGCTGACCACATCACAAGCCGCTGCTGAACTCGGCATCACGCCGCAGCGCGTACGTGCGCTCATCCTCGAAGGTCGCCTCAAGGCGGTGAAGGTCGGGCGTGACTGGCTCATCGCGCCTCCTGACCTTGATGCTGTACGTCATCGCAAGCCTGGACGCCCTCGCAAGTAGCGGGGGCGTTCTGCCGTACCGCTTCGATGCGCTCACCGATGAACCGCATCACGTTGACCGCCATGCTGTTGCCGATGGCCTTGTAGCGGGGGCCGTCCGACGCTTGCTTGCCGCGATACGGCACCTGCGTCCATCCGTCGGGAAAGCCTTGCAGCCTCTCGCACTCAAGCGGTGTGAGGCGGCGTACTGCGTAGCCGTGCTGAATGGTCGGCACCTGGTTCGTGCCGCTCTCTGCTGCCCGTAGCGGCGGCGTGTGCTCGACTGATAGACCGATTCCATATGCGTCCCCGCTGTTGCCCGCAGAGAACGCGACGGCTTGCCCTTGCGCTAGGTCAAGCGTATGCGCGACATTTTCGGCGATGCCGTGGCCGTTGGCGCTCGTCTGGGCGGTACGCACGGCCAACACTCGCGGCGGTTCGCCGGTCGTGAGCGCGAAACACCCGCCATCCTCTTTCGTGGCGATCTGCTGTCCGGGTCGCTTGGAGAACGCTGGTGCCATCACGATCGGCGCGTTTCTCCCCGTCGCGTTGCTGTTGGTGTTGAGCGTGTTGCTGGTGTCGTAGGTGCGAACCTCGCCGTCTGCGTTTTGGTGGACGCTGCATGCTACCTCGGGGATCAGGTGATTACCGGCGGCGTTCTCTGCGTTGACGTTCCAGCCACGAGTGCCAGAGCCATTTGTAAGACTGGCGGCAACTCCCGCTCCCGCTTCTCGGCGCGGCGCAGGATTCCCGCGCACGCTTTCGCGCTCAAATAGAACCGCCGCGGCACTTCGCCAGTCTCCAAGACATCCGACAACGAACACACGCCGTCTGCGTTGGGGAACGGCACGAGGGTGTGATTCCACTCGGACGTATTGAGCGTCCAACACTCGGTAGGCGAACCCATACCCGAGTTGCGCCAGCCCTCCGAGGAAGGCTCCAAATGCCCGTCCTCCGTCTGCCGACAGGACACCGGGGACGTTTTCCCAGACCACCCATCGCGGGCTGATTCCATCAACAGCGCGGAGATATTCGAGGGCCAGGTTGCCACGAGGGTCAGCCAGTCCCTTTCGCAGTCCTGCGACACTGAAGCTCTGGCATGGGGAACCTCCAACGACAAGGTCTGCTGCTCCACGATAGGCGCTCCAATCGACGGTCGTGATGTCGCCCAGGTTCGGGACATCAGGGAAATGGTGAGCGAGTACGGCGCTTGGGAACGGCTCGATCTCCGCGAACGCCAGCGGCTCCCATCCGAGCGGGTGCCATGCGACGGAAGCGGCCTCGATGCCGGAGAACATGCTGATGTACTTCACGACGCCTCACCCCTCCACGGGCGGCACCACTGCGCCGGGAACACGACGAGGCAGCGCGGGCACAGGTGCGTGACCGCGAGCGCGTAGACGGTGCTGCTCGTCTTCACGGTCGCGCCGGTCCGGCTCGTGGAGGCCGACGCGTTGTCGATCGCCACGACGCCGGGCTCGTTGCCGCGCCAGCGACCGCCGCTCTCGTTGTGCGTGATGAAGATCGTGTCCTGCTCGAAGCCGATCTCCTCGCCGCCGCGAAGCTCGTACTCGTGGCCGAGGCGCTCTGCGAGTGCGCCGCACTGCGGGCAGGCGAGGCGGTCCATGTGCTTGAGGTCGGTCACTGCCGCACCTCCATCCGGTCCTCACGGATGCACTTGAGCCAGAGCCGCGAGGTGGAGAACCGTGTCTTGCCTTTGAGCTTGAGCTTGTCGTAGATGTGGACGGCGCACTCGACCGGGTGCTCGCCGGTGCAGCCGTGTATGCAGCCCTGCGTGATCGCCTCCGCGAGCTCGGTCCGCTCGGCGTGCGAGAGGATGCCGCCGAACTGCTCCTCGGCCTGACCGACGATGAAGCCCCAGCAGGAGCCGGTGAAGGCCGGGTCGATCACCTCGATGTCGGCGTTGAGGCAGGGAGGGTGGGCGGCACTGTGGACGATCTTCTCGTCTGGAATATCCTCGCGCGCGTCCCTTCCCTTCCTTTCCTGCTCCCTTCCCTTCCCTTCCCTTCCTGATGTCATGGTTACGCCGACGTCGGCTTGACCTTGCGCCGACACTCGGTTGTTCTTGGCAGAGTTACACCTACGGCAGAGCACTCTTAGGTTGTCCTCGTCATTCGTCCCGCCGAGAGACTTCGGCATGATGTGGTCAATCGTCAGGTCATCCGTCGCGCCACACTCGGCGCAGACTTCACCGTCACGCTTGAGGATCGCGTCGCGCTGTGCCTGGGTGAGTGGCGACGCAACGACGCGACTGTCTGTGTGACCATCGGGCGCGGGGATAACTGACGGCACCTCTTTGTAGTGCGGCATCTGGTGCTTAGTGAAGTTGACCACCTGAATGAACCGGCTATCACCAACCTCGTAGCGGATAATGTGGCCTGATTCGTGGAGCGCATCGAGCATGGCATTCACGTCGCAGGAATCGTATGGGAGGACGGACGCCTTGAGACGCTTCGGCCTATCCTCCATGCGGCCCTCGCGGTCGGCCTGCGTCCACAGCCCGACGTACAGCAGGCGGGTGAGCGGATCCAACTCCGCGAGCTCGTCGTTCATGAAGAACGTCGGCTTGATTGTCCGGATGCGCGCCATCAGATCGTCGCGGCCCAATGCCGCCGGACCGCGCTCTCACCCCCGTCCGCGTACACCTTCACGAAGCGGTAGCAGCTCCACGTCGGGTCGAGCCGCTGCTCCAGCGACCCCCACGGCGGCATGAACTGAAACAGGCCGGCGGCCCCGGATGGGTTGGTGGCAGCGGTGCGGTACGTGCTCTCGCGGTAGGCGATGCGAGTGCCTGTCTCCACCACCCACGCCGTCTGCGCGTCCGTGAGCCCGTAGTGATCGGCGGCGGCGTGGAGCGTGGACGCGACCTTCTCGCGGCTCCAGGTGGCGCCGGTGTCCTTGCCCGCCGGTGGCGTGAACGACTGCGGCGTGATGGTCGCCTTCGCGGCCTCGGCCTTGAGCGCGGCTATCGTCTCGGACGCCTCGGTCGCGCGGCGGTGCCAGAAGTCGAGCGAGACCGTCATGGACGCCAGGTCGCTCTCCACCGCCTCGAACGCCATCGTCGCGCTCTCGGCCTCGCTCCGCCAGAACGCGGCCTCGTCGGTCGCGGCGGCCGTCGTCACCTCCAGCGCGTCCACGCGCTGCTGGAGCGCCGTCACGTCGTCCGTGAGGCTTGCGCGGCCCATTCTGGCACCGAGGCCCATCGTGAGCGCCAACACGGCCACAGCGGCCAGGAGGCGCGCCACGCGCGGCTTCTTGCGCGGTCGTGGCTTCGGGAGCGGACGGGGACGCTGCGCGGGAGCATCGTCGCCCCATCCGAGATCGAGATTCATCACGAGCGGCCTCCTCTCGTGTACGTGGTCAGATGCTTCACCTGGCGCTCGACGAGCGTCCGGGCGCTGGTGCGCTGGTGCGCGTCGTGGATCGCCCACTCGATGAACGCGAGCACGAACGCACCGAGGCCCATGCCGATGAACATGCCGGACAGCCAGCTCATGAGCGATCACCGTCCGTGAGGGCGGGCGCCATGCCGGGAAGCGCGGTCCCGAACACGCCATCGCTCCACGCCGCCGCGATTGCGCTGCGGCCGGCCGGCTGGAACTTCACGCTGGTGTGCTTGGGCGTGCCGCCGCGTCTCATGCGGATGCCCGGGACCACCTCGCCGCCTGGTGTCACGGCGATGCCCTCGGGAGTGAACTCCACGCCCTCGAGCGCGGCCTTCTCGCTCACCTCGACGCGTGCCGGGATCTCGTTGCACCACTCGGAGCGGTTCTCGGCGGCCCACGCCATGAGCGCGGCGCGGTCGAACACCTCGGGCGCGGATGCCTCGATGACGAGCGAGATCGTGGCGACCTTCGTGCCGTCCGGCAGCTTCACGTCGAGCGTCTTGCTGCCGGTGTCCTCGTACAGATCGACGAGCGCGCCGAACAGCTCGGCCTTGTCGGCGTCCGTCTCGGCTTTGAGCGCGTCGCTGATGGCCTTGAGGACCACCGTGCGCAGCGCAGCTTCCTTGATGCTCATTCGGATACCTCCGCTCCCAGGTCGTCGGCCAGCTTGGCGGTCGCGACCTTCGCTTCGTATGCGTCCAGCAGCTTCTCGGCGGCCTCCTGCGACAGCTCGGCGTCGGATGCGATGTCGTGCTTGGCGACAGCGCGGAGCTGCGCCAGGTACTTCTCGGCGTCGATGCCCAGCTCGTCGCGGAGCGCGTGGATCTTCGCCAGCGTCTTTGCGTCGGCTGTCTTGACCGCCGCTTGAGGCTTGCCCTCACGCCGTGGTCGAGGCTTGGACGCGGCCTCGCCGTCGTCGTCCTCTTGTGCCAGCCCGAAGATGGCGGCGATGGCGTAGCGGCGGGTGTACGTGATCGCGCTCCCTGCGCCCTGCGCATCGTGCTTGGCGAGCGGCACGGTGTAGCTGCCGAAGTCGAGCGCCTCGCCGCTCTTGTGCGTGAGGTAGCTGTGGACGCCGATGCGGTCATCCTCGCTCACCGGCTCCTGCACGAGCGCCAGGTCGACGGCCGCGAGGATGGGTCGCGTGACGGCCAGCAGCTCCTCGAGGTTGGCGTACTTGCTGCGGAACGCGGGGTTGGTGGCGTTCTTCTTCGGGTTCGCCATCTCGGCGTAGGCCTCGATGAACGCTTGATGTATCGTCCTCTCGCTCACGGCCGCACCTCCTCGTTGTCGTAGATGACGGTCACGTGCGGTCCCACGTCCCAGCACTGACGCTCGACGTTGTGGACGGCCTCGGTGCCGGTCGCGTCGGCGATGCGGCACGCGATGGCGCAGGCGTGCCCGGGGGACACGGCGGTGAGGTACAGGCGCACGTACGCGAGGTCGGCGGCGGGAGTGAGCGTCGTCTCGGCCTGGACAGCGGCGGCGGTGGTGAGGAGGTCACTCATCGGTGGCCTCCTTCTTCGCCTTGCGCTTCGGCTTCACGAACTCGCGCAGCTCCTTGATGCGTGCGGCGGTCACTTCGTCCGGCTCGTAGCCAAGATCCGCGAGCGCGTCGAGGTAGGCGATCAGCCCCTTCTCGCGGCCTTCGACCTGCCACTGCCGTACGGCGCTGACGCTGAACGCGGCCTTCACCTGGTGCTCGAGCGCGACCAGGACGCTGGCGCACATCCGCGTCGAGAAGCCGAGCTGGTGCCACTGCTCGTCGTCCGGGAGGGACTGCGCGTCGGGCCGGTAGTCGGGCCGGTTCCAGGACTCGCCCGTGTGCTCGAACGCCTTGCGGCCCTCCCACGCGTCCTCGGCCACGCCCTTGAGCGCGGTCGTGTAGCCGTGGATGTAGCCCATCCGCGCGACGTGAGCGGCTTCGAGCGCGTTCCGCTTCGCCTCGCGGGCCTCCTGCTCGGCGGCTTCCTCGGCCGAGAGGCCGGCTTCGCCCGCGGGGCCGTACCAGCGGATGTCGGCGCTGCCGCTCCAGATGATGGGCACCACCTTCGCCCTCGTCGCGCCTTCGGGCCGCTCGGAGCCGATGCCGAGGCACTGGCCGCCGGGGTACTCGTCGCCCTCGATCAGCTCCGCGCCGGACGCCTTCACGACCTCGATCGCGGCTTCGTACGCCTCGGCCGCCTTGCGCTGCTGCCGGAGCTCGCGCGCCACGTTCTCCCACCGCTTGCGCGGGTCCGTGAGCGCGGCCACGGCCTCGTCGTCGTCTGCGAACTCCTGGATGGCCGCGAGCTGGTCCAGCGTCATGGGTTCGCTCACCGCCTCGTCCGCGACCCGCTGCCAGCCGGCCCTCGCGCGCTTCACCATGTCGGCGCTGACACCAGCCGCGGACGCGATGCGCTCCACCGGCACGTCGAAGCTGAACACGCGCTGTGTGCCGCGTGACACTTCCTCCGGCGTGAGCGGGACGTGCAGGTTGTCGGCCAGCTCGATCAGCGCCACCTCCGCGTCGTCGCTCGTGGCTACGTAGGCGTAGATGGTGTCGTGGCCGAGCTGCTTGACGGCGGTCCAGCGACGCTCGCCGCCGATGATGCGGTAGCGGTTGCCGACCGCACGGACGCGGATGGGCGAGAGCTGCCCGTAGTCGCGGATGGACGCGGCCAGCTCGTCGATGCCCGTCATGGACGAGCGCGGCTGGTTCGGGTCCGGGTCGATGTCCTCGACGGGCAGCGTGAGCACGTCGAAGAGCTTGTGGGTATCATCCGTCATGGCTGGGTGATGCCTCCCTCATGCTTGGTGGGCCTGGTATTCCTTGCCGCGAGCCGTCACGATTCCCGTCGTGGCGGCTCATCTGTTCTTCCGTGGGTTCGTGCCGAGCCTGTCCCGCACGCGGCACGTGTCCTGCTTCACGGCGTCGATCTCCCTCTCCAGCCGCTCCACCTCCCTCCGGTGCTCCTCTTCGTTCACGGCTATGAGCCGCTCCAGACGCTTGTTGAGCGCGCATACCTCGCAGTGGCCGTCCGGCATGAGGATGTGGCCGCAGACCGGGCACAGCTCCTGCCTCCGCACCAGCGGGTGGAATCGAAAGCCGAGCAGCGCGGCACCGGCGCGGACGTCGTGCACGCGCCACTCCAGCGACTGTGCCGTCTCCACGTCCGAGAGCCCTTCGAGCGCGGCGGCGCGGATGCGGGTGAGCGCATCGAACACCGCGAGGATCTGCGACATCTTCAGGTCGCCCGGCTCGATGTGGTTCACGACGTCGACCGTCCCGTCCGGTACTGGATCTCATCGGCAATGGCCTCGTCACGCGTCTTGCGAAGCGGCGCATCCGGCATTGTGGCTGCCCTGTACCCGTCTGGGCCTTCGGGCTTGAATCGACCTACGGCACGTGACCAGTCGGCGCATACCTTCCATCCGTTCACAAGCACGGCCGTCCTCCGTTCAGTCGGTCTAGTCGGGAGCCGATGTCAGAGAGCAGGGTCCGCAACTCGCGCACATACTCTTGCCGGTCCAGCCCCTCTATCTCGCAGACGGCAAGATCCACAGCGATATCAGCGAGGATGCGGTGCTTCATCTGCTCACGTGCGAGGCGGTTGAGTGCGATGCTGACCTCATCGCTCATGACGCATCCCATGCCTCTGCCGCCTGCATCTCCCAGGCGTAGTGGACGGTCAGCGCGGTCGGCTTCTTGCTCACGCGACGCCAGTAGGCTTTCTCGCACTGCTCGCAGCAGTACACCGTGCGTTTATCCATCGGGGGAACAGCGATGACGGTGTGTCCGCAGTTGCGGCACTCGAATACCCGTGGCTCAACCGGGGCCGCGGTTACACCGAGGATCGCCTCCGCGTTCTCACGCCTAACGAATCGCGGAAGTCCATCGCGGATGCTCGATACCGTGTGTCGGTCCACGTCGGCACGTGCTGCGATCTCCGTGAGCGTGATTTCCTTGAGCAGTCGCTTGATATGCCTCTGGACCACCGCAGTCGGCACCGACTGGCTGACGTACGTCCGACCTACGCGGCTCGACCGCGCGTACTCGGCGTGCGCATCGCAGCACTCGAGGCATGAGCAGCCAGCGACATAGCGGCTGTTGGTGCCGTGCGGGGAACGTGATGGCTTCTGCGGGCGGTTCACGACGCGCTCCGAGTTGAGGCGGCGGGCACGTTGCCGTGGCCTTCTCCCGCCGCCTCCAGGCCCCGTTCGACCGTGGACCTCGGAACGTCCGCCCATACGGGCCGGGGAGGGATGCCCATGCCGTCGAGCTTCGACGACGCGAGCGGGACGGCGTGTGCGATGGCCGGGTACCAGGCGGCCAGGATGCGCCCGAAGGCGGGCGAGAGCGCGTTCGGGAGCTTGACCCCGCGCTCGGAGGCGACCAGCGGCGAGCAGCGCAAGTCCTCCATGTACCGCTTGACGCGCACGCGCCCGAGCTGCTGCGCGTCGGCGTGCGCCCACCGGACGAGCATCGTCCACGCAGCGCGGTTGCCGTCGATCCACGAGAGCGCGGTCAGGAGCAGCTTCTGCGGCGATTCGAGGTGCGGGTGGTCGAAGTCGAGCGCGGTCTGCATCATGACTGCTCACCAGCTTCACGCCGCTTGTCCTCGACCATCAACTTGTAGCAGAGGCTATTCCGCGAGGTGCAGGTGCGAGGCGCACCCTTGAAGTTCGTGCGCCAGTCGCAGTACCCGATCTTGTCGCAGCGCACGCCGCGATTCTTCGGTCTCACGGCGCCACCACCAGCCCGAGCAGGTACACGGCTGCGTACAGCGCCATCACACCGGCACCGGTGGCGAGCGCGCCCAGGGCGATCTCGATGACCTCCACGCAATCGTTCCAGGTGTCGGTGCTCACGACGCATCACCCTCATACGGGCACGCCACGCGGATGTCGTGGGCGTGGGAGCCAGCGATCTCTGCGTAGGCGTAGGAGCCAGCGGCCCATGCGTAGGCGCGGGAGCCAGCGGCTTCTGCGTGGGCGTAGGAGCCAGCGGCCCATGCGTAGGCGTAGGAGCCAGCGGCCCATGCGTAGGCGCGGGAGCCAGCGGCTTCTGCGTGGGCGTAGGAGCCAGCGACCAGTGCGTAGGCGATGGAGCCAGCGACGAGCGCGTACAGGTTGCCGGTCTTGCACTGCCGCGCCGATACCGGCTCCACGATGATGGCGTCACGGGCCACGTCACGCTCCGACCGCACGACCTCGTACTCACGCCCGTCCACCGTGACGGTCGCGCCGTCTGGCGCGTCGGTCGTAGCGGCTTCTGCGAACGTGGCGTAGGTGAGCGGCTGCGGCGGGTCGCACGCGAGCACCTCCTTCGCCTTCATCAGCGCGTGCCGGACGCGGTGCTCCTTGCGGTCGTATGGCGCGGCGTTGTGGAGCACGTCGAACACCGCTTCGCTGTCCTCGATCGCGCCCACGAGCTCGTCGAGCGCGAGGGCGATCGGGTCGGAGTGCGCGGGGGTGTTGCCGGTAGTCACGATGCATCCCCTCCAGACGGAGCGAGCCCCTGTGCGACCTTCTCGCACAGGAGCTCGACATCGACACGTGAAAACACTTTGCTGTCCACCAGCACGCGGCTTGGGATGGTCGTGAGCCGCTTATAGGCGGCGGTGCGTGACAGCCCGCACCGCCGAAGCATGCCCACAGCCTGCCGCTGTGAGACCAGATACTGCTCCATGCGCGCCTCCCTCGTGTGGCGTTTCGTCACGGTCCCGTACGGGAATAGTGACAGCGTACACTATGGGGGTGACACCGTGCAAGTCGCTATCTCGGTCGGGCGCGCTCATGGTAAGATGTTGTCACTATCCCTACGTGAGAAAGTGACACATGACGTGGCGCGGAAGCCGGTGATGAAGAAGCGCAAGGCGGTCGTCCAGGTGGTTCGACCAGAGCACCTTGAGCGGGTGCTTGGCACGATCCGCGAGCCCTACCGGACGATGATGCTGCTTCAGTGGGCGGTCGGCCTGCGCCCGGGCGAAGTCTGCAAGATGAGGCTTTGCGACATCAACACCGACACCGGCGACCTTATCACACCGCGCGACGGCAAAACAGGTGAACGCCATCTGGGATTCGATACCAGCGGGCGGTTCGCCGAGGCGCTGGCTTCGTGGATGCTCCAGCGACCGGCCGGGCCGTACCTGTTCGGCGGCGAGCAGCCTATCCGCGTCAACACCTACAACGTGACCGTGCATCGTGCGTGTGCGAGGGTCGGGGTGCCGGAGTTCCGTCCGTACGCCCTGCGCCACACGTACGCCACCGAGCTCATACGCGCGAACCAGCCCATCAGCGATGTGAGCGCCGCACTCGGGCATCAGTCAGTGCTCACCACGGCGCGGTACTACCTGCACGCTGATCCAGAGATGATCCGGCGGCTCAATAAAGGGAGGTAGCGGGGGCGAGTGGTATCGTAACGCGGGGACATGACAGGAACCTAAACAGAACCTGAATGGGGGGTTCTCATGGACGTCAAACGCTGCGCAGTGTGCGGGAACGAGTACGATGCCGCCTACGACCAGTGTCCGGCGTGTGCGCGTGGCAAGGAGCGGACGAAGGCTATCGTCGCGGGTATCGTCACGGTCGTGCTCCTGGCCTTATGCGGTGCGTGCGCGGCGCCAGGGCTCGTCTCGGCGTTCATGGCGGGACTGACGGGGTAGCCCGACCGGGCCTCGCTCACGCTCATGTCCCGCCTGCGCCGCAGATCGGGCACGAGCAGCCGCCGCCGTAGGTGGTTCCGCACTCGGGACAGGTCACGTCGGCCTCCTTGCCGATAGGGAGGCCCCGCCGCCGTGGGGGGTCGGAGGCAGGGCCTGTGCTGCGCCGGGGGAGGGTGCGGCGCATGTCCGGACGCGAGTACCGTACCGGGCGCGTCACCGCCTATGCGACCGTGACCGTCCGCGTGATCTCGCTGTCGCCGTCTGCGGCGTCGTAGTAACCGTCGAGCGTGACCACGAGCGTGTACGTGCCAGCGGGCAGGTAGAGCTCCCAGGAGCCTACCGGTCGCTCCTCTGCTTCGAGTGTTTCGACAGCCGACCGCGATGTCGTCTGCCGTATGGCGCTGGAGCGGTCGATGTGGCCGGCGGCGTCTACGGCGAACGCCTGTATCCTGACGCCGCCTACGGCTTCACCGCTCGCGGTCGTGAGCCCCAGCACTTCCCCGTCGTCGTCCGTGCTCGTCTCGTCGATGCGCGTGCCGACCTGTGCGCCGGGCAGCGCCGCCACCGTCGCCTCCTGCGCCGCGCCGTCGATCAGCGCCAGCCTCTCAGCGGTCAGCTTGCCGTCCGCGCTCGCCGCGCTTGCTGCGGCTGCCTGTGCGCTGGCGTTGTCGGGAGCGTCCCACGGCACCTGTCCCGGCGCGCCCACCTCGCCCTCGGCGGGTTCGACGGCGTAGTACGTCCCTGGCACGGCAGCAGCATCGTCGAGGTAGTACGTCCCGGCGGGTTCCTCCGTCCAGGTCTCGCCTGTCGTCCAATCCTGGACGAGCGCGCCGGACGGGTCGGTGAGCTTATAGCGGAACGCGGTGGTGGTGAGTGCGGTGCGTCCGTCCTTATAGATCATGCGGCCCATGTGCTACTCCTTCTCCGCCGCTTTCAGCCGTGCGACCTCCGCTTGGAGCGCGACTATCTGCGCGTACAGGTCGCCTATGAGCGCGAGGACAGCTTCGACGTTCATTTGCTCACGACCTTGACCGGCTCAAGCGTGACCGGCTCTAGCACGGCCTTCACGTCGTTCACGACCGGCTCCAGCTCCGCGATGTGCGCGAGTGCATCGGCCTTGCGTGCGGCGTAATCGTCCTCGATGCGCTGCAACTCGGCGCGCCAGAAGTCCAGCCGCGCCGAGAACTCGGCGGCGGGGATTTGCTCGGTGACGGTCTTCGTGACGGTGACGGAATCGGCGGTGATGTCGTAGATGTCGCTCATAGGTGCCTCCCTAGACCTTCGTGGTGGTGAGCACGCCGGACGTGTTGATCGTGACCTTCCATTCGTCCGTGCCGTCGTGCAGGTACAACTCCCTGAATGCTGTGGTGCTGTTGCCGAGGGCGCACACGTTGGTCGCACCAGGCAGCCAATGTGTGACGCTGGCGTTGCCGAAGCGCATGGTGTTGGAGCCTCCGCCTATCGCTGCGTAGCCGATGACTGTCTCGTTGGCTGCGCTGGCGACCGATGCGCGAGTTCCGCTTCCGATGTAGGTACCTTCGGCTGGTGTCTCGTTGCCGGTGGTGCCGTCTGCGAGGTAGCGACCAGCGGCGTACCCGATGGCGGTCTGACTGCCGGTGGTGTTGTAGCGACCGGCAAGGTGCCCGATGGCGGTCTGCACTCCGGTGGTGTTGGCGTAGCCAGCGGCGTACCCGATGGCGGTCTGACTGCCGGTGGTGTTGTAGCGACCGGCAAGGTGCCCGATGGCGGTCTGACTGCCGGTGGTGTTGGCGTAGCCAGCGTAGTGCCCGATGGCGGTCTGACTGCCGGTGGTGTTGGCGTAGCCAGCGTAGTACCCGATGGCGGTCTGACTGCCGGTGGTGTTGGCGTAGCCAGCAAAGTACCCGATGGCGGTCTGCACTCCGGTGGTGTTGGCGTAGCCAGCGGCGTACCCGATGGCGGTCTGACTGCCGGTGGTGTTGTAGCGACCGGCAAGGTGCCCGATGGCGGTCTGCACTCCGGTGGTGTTGGCGTAGCCAGCGTAGTACCCGATGGCGGTCTGACTGCCGGTGGTGTTGGCGTAGCCAGCGTAGTGCCCGATGGCGGTCTGACTGCCGGTGGTGTTGGCGTAGCCAGCGTAGTGCCCGATGGCGGTCTGACTGCCGGTGGTGTTGGCGTAGCCAGCGTAGT